ATGGGTTACAACTCCACAACAATATGTTGAAGAATTATATAAAATAACTGAAGAAATTGACATGATGGACTGGGCTTCTCCACAGGATTGGATGTGTGAACCACATATGATGGCTAAAACAGGTAAAACTGTAGAAGAACATCAAAGGCTCTCATGTGAAAATTTTGTTGAACTAAAAGAATTAGGTCCAGATTTACCAATAATTCCGGTTCTTCAGGGTTGGGAACCATCTGATTATTTAATTCATTTAGAAATGTACAAAGAATATGGTATAGATTTAATAGATTATGAAACTGTTGGCATGGGTTCTTTCTGTCGTAGAGCGAATGTCAATGGTGTTAATGAATTAGTTACTGAACTATATAATTATGGAATTAAAATGCATGGTTTTGGACTAAAGAAAGATGGTTTATCACTTTTTGGTGATAAACTTGTCTCATCTGATTCAATGGCTTGGTCTTTTACAGGCAGAGCTGCTGGATGGAAAAATGTTTATTTATGCGGTACACCACACGAAAAAGCGATATCATGTGGAGATTGTCATACATGGGCAATGAAATGGGCTGAAACAGTCAAGGAATCAAGAAAGAAGTAAAATGACCAATATTATTGTTGATGTTGATTTTATTGCTCAGAATATGGGTGATAGATCAAAAGAATTTATTGAGTGTATGGGGATAGTGCAGGATATAATTGATAATCCAAATCATTATGTAGGCTTACAGGCAATTAAATATGCCAACCTATTGGCTGCTTATAGAACACAGATGATTATTAAATCACAAGCATTTAAAAGGCGTTCAAGCATGATGAGTGAAGAAGATAAGATTGTCAATGACATTTGGAAGACAATGTATGAGGCTCTATCTGAAAATATTAATGTTCTTAAATTGGCATCAAAGGTGAACTAATTGAAATCTTTAAATGCCCTTAAAACTCCTAAAAAAGAAGTTATCAAAAAGTCCGGTGATGACATTGTGCAAGACTTATTAAAGTCTATTGATGACCATCTAGAAAAGCGTAACAGCCCTGTTATCAAGAAGGTAGGGGGATTTCACCCTAGTTACACAAATCAATGCGCTAGGTATTGGTACTATCTTTTTCAGGGGACAGAGATGACAACAACATTTCTCCCTCAGACATACAGAATTTTTGATAATGGTCATGCAGTTCATGATCGGCTCTATAGTTATCTGAGAGATATTGGCATCTTAGTAGCAGAAGAAATTCCTGTAACACACGAAGACCCGCCAATTGAGGGAACTGCTGATGGTATAATTGATCTTGATGGTCATAAACTAATCGAACTAAAATCAATTTCAAATGAAGGATTCCATTATAGAAAACTTCATAACAAACCAAAAGATGATCACTTTAGACAGGCGCAAATCTATATGAGATGTCTAGATCTTCCTTCTGGTCTGGTAATATACGAAAATAAAAATAATCAAGAAATTTTACCAATTTTTATTGAACGAGATGATGAGTTTATTGACAAGTTGTTTAAAAAATATAGGGGAATTTACGAAGCTTACTTAAAGCAAGAAATCCCTACTCAGCCTTATAAGCGCAGTTCAGCAAAATGTGCAGATTGCGCTTTGGCTGATAAATGCTGGTCGGGGAATGTTTGATAGCGAATTAAGAATATGTCAAAACGGTGATTGTAAAAAAGAATTTATAGCAAAAGTATATAACACTATATATTGCTCTCCAGAATGTCGTAAAGTAATAACTAATAAAAAATTATTAGAAAATTATTACAGAAAAAAAGGCAATAAAACAAGAAAAAGAGTTTGTGAAACTGAAGGTTGTACAACTGTTCTTTCATCTTATAACGATGAAGAAATATGCGAACAATGTAAAACCGAAAGATACATACAAAGACTTGTTGGCTGGGGATGGGATGAAGAAAAGCTAAGACGAGAAATGAATTAATTAGGCTATACTATATAAGTGAGTTTAAAAAACATCGTAAGTAGCAACAATTGGGAGAGAGTCATTGGTATAGATCCGGCATCTCATTCTTTAGCTTGGGCTGTTATTTCTAAAGATAAGACTGTAATTGCAACAGGCAAGATAGATCTTAAAAAAGATAAAACTGAGTCTGAAAAATTTGCAAGAATACACTCTGAAATAACAAATGTTATCAAAGAATATAAGCCAGATGTTGCTGCTATTGAGCAGGCCGTCTATGTTCAAAACTTTCAATCAAGCCGTATTATTTCTTATGTAATTGGGTTTACATGGGGGATATTGCATGAAGCCGGGATTAAGACTAGAGATATCAATCCATTAAGTTGGAAACCATCAATTGGATACAAGAACCTTACTAAACAAGATAAAGCAGACTTAGAGAAGAATGGTAAAAAAGGCTCTATTCAGATTAAAATGAAGAACGAGAGAAAAGAGAGGGTCAGGAATATTGTTTCAATTGCCTATGGAGATGATACTCCTGGACTTGATGATGATGATATCATTGATGCATTAGGCATTGCTCTATGGTATTACAAAACTGGTGGTAAAGATGGCGCTTGAGCCTTACAAAGACAAGACATTTTTATACGAACATTATGTTGCTAAAAGAATGAATCTTACTGATATCGTAAAACTTCTTGATAAAAATTACAATATAAAAACCAGCCCTCAGACCATTTATAACTGGTGTAAAAAATATGATTTGCTTAAATATAGAGGAAAGGGAAGAAACCTTTCTGCTGGCAGAACAAAAGCTCCAAAGTCTCCTGCTCAAAAATTGGTAGAGCAAAGAAGAAAAGAAATGCGAAAGCAGAATGAACTTAAAAAGAAAGGTAAGTTAAAATGAAGAAAGAAATGAGAAGAAGCGTAACTGCTAAAGATATTTCAACATTTGGAAAACTTGATATGATTTACAATCAAGTTAGAGTGATTGAAGCAAAACAGAATAATACTGAATACAAGTGTCTTGGTTCAGGTAAATGTTGCAAGATTGGATTAAGAATTCCTCTTGCGGAATGTGCAAATATTGCTTTCAAAATTACACAAGAATTCTATTTGAAGATGGAAGATAAGGGTGAGCAGTTTGCTAATGAATGGATGGAATCAATGATTGAATCTTTGAAAGAAGCAATGCATGATCCAAATTGGGAAATGAATGGAGAGACAGATCGCCATTGTGTATTCTATAAGGGTGGTTGCACTATCTATGGATATAGACCAATGGTTTGTAGGACATTTGGAACAGTTACTCCTGTCGATGATTACTGTCCTAGAATTAGAAATGCACATGGTCAGGTTGATTATTACGCCGGTGATGGTGTAGCAAGAGTTATTAAGCAGTATCAAGATATACTTGCAGAGTATTCATCTGACAAAGATAAAACTTATAACAGCGTTGTTTATATGCCATTAGGTGTTCTTACTTTTCTTTTGACAAGTGAAGAATTGATTGACTTAGCAGCTGAAACAGATCAGAAGTTTTGGGAAGGTGTTAGGGGATGGTATAACTATAGACTTGTCTTCACAAAAATGCATGGTTATGATTACGATACTCTAAATTCTTTTGCTGAAAAAGACGGAGATAGATTAGGCTTTGTAAAAGAAGACTAATTTTTATATTAATAAAAACAAACGAACAATAACTTATTAATAATGTGATACTATATCAATATGAACGCACCACAGAAAATCAAGGAAACACTGGTTCTTTTTGCAAAGAACGACAAGATTACAATCTATAGAGTTGTTTCTGAGTAGTATTAAATAGCACAGGAAGCCCCGCATTAAAAGCGGGGCTTTTTGTCATTGAGGTTTTATGAAAAAAATATTATTAAATTATAATAATTCAGCACTGCAAAATGAAGGATATAGAACATCAGCAGAGCAAATATTTTCTCGTCTAGAGAAAAAAGGATTAAATATAAAAATACATAAAGATGAATTACCTTTAGGTCTGACTAATCTAATAAATCAATCAGGCTCAATTCCTAGAAGAGTTGACTCTTCTGGTAGCGATATTATTATAAATAATACACTACCATCTGATTATAAAATGATTGATGGATATAATATTGGCTTTACATATTGGGAAACTAACCATCTACCTAAATCTTGGGTTCATAGCATGAATCATATGGATGAGATTTGGACAACATCTGATTTTATGAAAAATGTATTTATAAATTCTGGAGTAGAGGTTCCAGTATATGGTTTCAAATTAGGAATAGAAGATAGACTATATAACCCAATTCTAAGAAGGAAAAGAGCTCCTTTTACTTTTTTGAGTATTGGTTCTCCTTCAACAAGAAAAAATTCTCAAATGACTGTAGATGCCTACATAAAACTTTTTGGAGGTAATGATAATTTTAGATTGATATATAAATCAATGGGCGACCCAGATGCTCGTTTATATAAAAATACACCACATGTAAGAGCCGTATATCAGCATCCATATATTGAAGTTATAACTGAGGATTTAAATGATGAAGAACTAGCCAAGTTATACGATAGAGTGGATTGTGTTGTATATCCTACCAGTGGAGAAGGTTGGGGCTGGCTTCCTTTCCAGTCAATTGCAAAAGCTATTCCTACAATTTGCCCATCTGGTACTGCTTGTGATGAGTATGCACATTTATCAATTCCATTAGACTTTGAATGGACTTCTGATGGTCTTTTCGGTTTATACATGGGGAATGGTGAATGGATGCAACCAAACTTCCAAGACTTATGTGATAAAATGTTAGATGTAACATGCAATTATGAAAAATATGCAGATGAAACATACAGAAATGTAGCAGAAGTTTTCAAGTATATGACTTGGGACTATGCTATAGAAGGATACTACGAAAGAATATGTCAGATATTGAACCAGTAGTAGAAAAGACAATTATTGACAAAATTAGAAGCATTGAAGATGCTGGTCAATTATATGTCAAAGGCTACTCATACCATGAAATAGCTACCCTGTTATCTATTAAGATAACAGAGGCTAAAGATTATATAAACGAATATAAGAAACTGCTTAATAGGCAGGCAGAGGAGGATCCGTACTTCCTTGAAAGAATACAATTTAACACAATTAAGGCTCTGCAAGAGTTTGATCAGTTAAGCAAAGAAGCTTGGGAAACAGTAAACATTGCAACTGATCACGGAATGGTTCCGGCAAGAATCCAAGCTTTGAAATTGGCTGCTGATATTGCAAACAAGAAGGCTCAACTTCATAAGTTGATGGGCGGGACAAGTGGTGATTCAGATTACATTGCACGAATGCAGAAGGCTGAGAATGTAAACCAAATCCTTTCTAGAGTCCTTAGAGATGTCATTTCTAAATACCCAGAGATTGCAGATGAAGTTCGTAGAGAACTCTCTGTTGCCTTTGATATTATGTCATCAAATGATGATGACATTGAAGATGCAGAAATTGTTAACTCTCCACAATTTGAAACGGAAACCGGCCCCCATAAAGCCTCACAATTTGAGACGGAAAATGACTCCGATAAAGGGGTAAAC